GGCATGGATACTGGAAAGCGTATTGTTCTTGATCCAAAACAAGAATTGTCTGTTGATATGCGAAACAGCGGTTCTGACAAGGATGATTTAGTTATCCAGAGTATCTGCTCCAGAGAGTCGTTGCTGGACACTTTTACATGGACAGCTGCAGATTCATCTCTCACTGGACCAAATCGTGTTATAGGGGTAACCCCAATGTGTGCACGAACTATAGTTGAAGGAGCCGCTCCAGGAGATAGAATTTGGTCGGCAAATTCGCCTCTCTCGTTCTCCGCTTCTTTTTTCAAATTCTGGCGCGGCGAAATTACTTACCGCGTGGAATTTGTTTGTAGTATGTATCATCGTGGAAAGATGTTGATAGGTTATGAGCCAAATATTGCTCAGCATAATCTTATCGATACGGTCCTTGACACTAATAAGAATTATCTCTTAACTATAGACCTCCAAGAAACGAGATGCATAGAGTTCACTGTTAAGTGGGCAAATGCTAGACCATGGTTAGCTACAGGACCGCCTAGTGATATGCTGTTTCCAAATGCGAGCTCTATTGATCCTTTACTTGCTTTTAAACGATGTAACGGATACATTTATTTCACGCCTTTAACCAAGCTTCAATCACCAGACGGTGGCGACATTAGTGTGAATGTGTACGTGCGAAGTGACGATATGCACTTTAACGTCCTGGAAATGTCCAGAATGCCTTTGGAATTTACCGCGGAGTCTACTTTGTCCCCGTGTGACCCCTCGGATAAGGTGGTTCTTAATCCCACTAATGCGAGTCTTGTCGGGCTCAGTGATCACTACTTTGGTGAAGAACCTCTAAGCTTTCGTTCGTATCTCAGACGCTTTGCTCTTTCTTACAAAGTGAATACCGCTTACACCACGACAAATAAAGTCCTCAGAGGCGATTTGACTACTGTTCCAAGACCGTATCCCAATTACGGAGAGTATTCCAATCCTGGAAGTTTGTTTAGAAATCTCTTTACGTATCTGAGATATTGCTATCTCGCAATGCGTGGAGGAATTCGTAAACGTCTCATTATTCACGATAGTGAGCCGGTGGGTAGTGCACCGGTTTCTGTCTCACTTCTTTTTGAAGGAGGCTATGCTCCCAATTTCCTATTTCCTGGAACCAATTCCACGGATCTTAACCAAACTGGCGGTGTAATGTACATGCCGCACACCAATTTGGGAATTGAGTATGAAATTCCTTGGTATTCTAGTAATACCTGGGGTTTTGCTCAAACCCAAGATTACTTCCCCAGTATTTCAGTCATTGATGGTGAATCTACACGTAGATACCGCTTTGATTACTCCTTGGGAGGACCCGATCGCTCCATTCCTATTTTGGAATATAGTGCGATTGGTGAAGACTTTATGTTTTCAAACTTCATTGCTGCGTACCCTTTCGTTATCGGAACGGTACCTTAAGCT